TCCAAGGGTGTTCTGCACAAGAAGACCGCTGCAAACAAGAAGTCCGGTCTTGCTGCGCTGGTAAACAAGGCTTTCTAATGTGAGAGCGCACACGTAACAGGTGTGCAAACTATATGAACCCCCGCATTTCCCCTAGTTGACTAGGGGAGATGCGGGGGTTCTTCTTTTTTGCGCCAGGTTTAATACTGGTTCATTTTCGGGGTTTACTGGTTTCAAAGTGGCGAGTAAATGGCGACCAAATTACGCCCCCGCCAGCCCCTCCAACACATCAGCAAAGACCGCCTGCCGGTCACGCGCCACATACGCCGATAGTGTTTGCGTCTCCGAGGCGTGACCAAGCTGCGCAGACGCCTCAGCCAACCCGAGACGCTCATCGAGGAAGGTCGCTGTAGTCTTGCGGAGCACATGCCAGGTCACCCACTCTAGCTCAGAGCCCGCCAGCGCCCGCTGGAGGTAGTTTCTCGCCGAGTTATAGGCGAGTGGTGCCCCGCCTTGCTCGAACACGTGCACAGCGCCGTCACGGGCTTCTGAGTGCCGTCTGCGGAGCACATCGAGCACAAAGGACGGAACCTGTAGGGTGCGGGGCTCGTGCGTCTTTGTGTCAGCCTGCCAGCCACCCTTCTGAATGAGTGTGCCGGCTACCGTGACCGTCCCCGCGTCCAGGTCTACATCCTCCCAGCGCAAGCCCGCACCTTCACCCCACCGGCACCCAGTGCCAAGCAGAACATCGACCAGATCGGGCAGATACCCCGAGTAGGCGCGGGTTGTGGGCAGGGCGGCGACCAGTCTGCGCAACTGGCCGACCTGTTCGATGCTGAGGGCGCGGACTTCCTTCTTCTTGCCCCTCACCGTGCGAGTCGCCAGCACAGGGTTATGCGGCAGCGCTCCGAGACGCACAGCCTCGTCCAAAGACATCTTCAAAACCAAACGCTGGTTGTAGCGCGCGGTGGGTGCTTTGATGGTGGAGAGGTAGGCGTCTAGTGTGCCTGCGGTCAGTTCCCTCAGCTGCAGGGAGCCTAGTGCGGTTGAGGCTTGCCCCGCCCACAGGCTGTAATTACGCATCGTGTTGGTGGCGAGTCCGTCGAGCCCGTCCAGCCACCGCTGGAGGGCGACCTTGAGCGTGGTGGAGCTGCTGAGTGCGGCACCCGCGGCAGGCAGTGCCGCCAGCTTTGCCTTGAGCTTATGTTCGGCTGCGGCTTTAGTGGGAGCCTGGGCGGTAATGTTGCGCCGAACGCCGCGGGCGTCCCTGTAGTTGGTCCGAGCACGCCACACCTTCGGGCGGATGCGAGTCAGGGTGATGACCCCGTGTGTTCCGATGGGGAGCGGGTCTCTAACCATAGCGTGTCCTTCCTTACACGTGAACATGCGATGCGGAGAGCGGCAATCTTGCCTCAGAGTAACGGCTGAGACAAGGTTGCCGCTCTATATTTTGTGCCCTCAGCCAGGCTTCGAGGATGCGGTCGGTAACTTCGAGCTCGGCGGCGGCGGCGGAGAGCGAGTCAGGGGCGATCGCTAGAGCAATGGCGACTGCATCGGGGGTGAGGAGCCAGCCGGCGGCAATCTGGTCAGCCTTACGTTCGCGCTTGAGCGCGGCGATAGTGTCGAGGGGAGAGTGGGTGTCGCCCTGGGTGGCGTGGGCGAGTTCGTGGGCGAGGACGCAGCGGCGTTGCCGGTGAAGGAGCCCTGGTTTGGTGATGATGGTGCGGGATTCCTCGTCCCAGAGGGCGAGGGTTCCGGCAGGTGGTTGGGCGTCGATGATTCGGATACCCAAGCTCGCGGCGTGGGCATCTGGACTATATGGGGTTCGGTGATTCATGAGAAGTTGGTGAATAGGGGAGTGGTCGGGAAGGGGTTAGGCGCTGGCTGGGTCTTCGGCGATGATGTCGTCAGCGGGGTGTGCGGCGAGGGCGTAGCCTGCCTGCTTTGCGGCTTCGGCACGCGCCAGAATCTGCGCAGCCAGCTGAGCATCAGTAAGGGGAGCAGCCGCTTGTTCTCGCATGGCGTTGTATGCTGCAGAGATAATTACCGTCATGTCCACATTGAGTGCGGTGCAGATGGTCATGAGGTCACGAACGGGGAGCGAGCCCTCTGACCGGTATACGGATCGGCTGAGCTTACTCTTGGAGATACCGGTTTTTGCAGCGAGAGTCAGCAAGTCTTCACCTTGCCGAACCATCCATACCTTGATTTCACGGTTCACCAAGTCGTTGAAGAGTTCTGCTTTGGATTGCATTATGCGCCCCAGCTTGAATCGTCGGTAATGACCTTATCTGCAGGGTGTGCGGCTAGACGGTAACCAGACTTGGTCGCCGCTTCAGCACGCGCCAAAATCTGCGCTGCCAATTCTTTGTCGGACATGGAAGAAGTCTCAGCTGCTTGTTCTACACGCAGAGCCTTTTCCGCATCACGTACAACGGTAGAAGGCTCAACACCAAGAGCCTTACAGATACGATCTAACTCATTTGTGTTGAGAGGGGAATCGAGCTTGTAGAGAGTGAGGCTGATTCGGTTTCGGCTCACTTCTGCTGCTTCTTCAAGGTCTTGTATTGTCATGCCACGACGTCCCATCCATGCACGAAGCTCTTGGTTGAGCTTCTTGCTGAACTGGTTTGCGGGTCCAATTGCTTTACGTCCCATGGCTATATAGTACAAAAATTTTGAAAAATTTCCCAATATCATCTTGACATTCTCTAAATAGGGAATGTAAGGTGTTGATACAACCCATGAAAGGAGGAATATGGATAACCTTGCACGGACTGTTCGAGAGAATATTAGCCTTGCACTTGCAAAAACGGGGACTACACAGCTAGACCTACAGGCTGGCACTGGTATTTCGAAGAGCAAGATTAGCCGCGTACTTGCCGGTGAATCAATTCTGAACTCTATCGAGATTTACCAGGTTGCCTTGTTCTTCTCGGTGGCTCCTAACTGGATGTACACCGAGCATCTTCAGGAAGTCGCTTTGAGTCTATAAATTTTTGCCCATCTTTCTCTAAATAGGGAAATCCCTCAAAGGAACATCATGCTAACCATCCCCCAAGACCACCTAGCGCTCTGGTCACCCGAAGAGCTCGCCAAGGCACTCGGCGTGAAAGAGCAGACTCTCGCTGACTGGCGTAACGCCCGCACCGGCCCCGCCTTCATCCGCACCAGTAAGGGTCAGCGCGGCGGCAGGATCTACTACACCTCAACCGCCGTCATGGACTGGCTCCAGTCCCTACCCGTCACCAACACCACCAACTGAGGAAACACCAATGTCCACCACCGAAGCCCAGAGGCCCACCCGCCCACAGCCCTACCTCGACGAAGTCATCCAGGAAATGTACAACATCATTGATGACTTAGCCCTCTACGCAAAAGACCGTGATAGCACCACGGTACATATCACGGTCAAAGGAGCAATTGCCATCGTAGAGTCGGCTATCGCCCGACGCCGATTCCAACTCGCCGCCCGCGCGAAACCTAGAAGCCGATCGCCTTACGAACACCAGCCCACGCAAGAGCCCTAGCGTTCTCGGGAACCTGCAGCCAGTCCCATGCACGGCGATAGAACGACTTCGCTTCGGGGTCTGTGGAGCGGTTAGACACTGCATCGACTAAAACAGTGAATTCCATATATGCGTCGTACAAGCTGAAGCTACCGCTCAGCTCATCGGAGAAAGCGGCCTCCACACGGCACATAACCTCGTGGACGTACGCACGGAAAGAACTGCTCAGTCCCTGGTCGCCTGCAACGTAATCCGCGACCTCGCGAACCTTGGAAGCTATCGCCTCACGCTGGGAGTTGAGCCAATCAAGAACCCCAGGTTCAGTGGAGCTAGCGATTGCATCAAAGGTACCCGCCAAAGCAGACAGCATGTCCAGATCGTAGCTCTCTAAGTGGAACGAAGAGTCCCACCCGTGGGGGTACTGGAAAATCGCATGAGCCCACCGGGCGTAATACCTCGAGACATACGACAAATTATATTCGGGACGCTCAACCTCCACGACCTTCACAAGACGCTGGATATCACGCAGCAGAAGCGCCGCATGCAAAGCCTGCGAGATTTCCTCCTCAGTATCCAAAGGGCGTGCAAAACGTGCAGAAGAAGAAGAGGACTGCGACCAGCTCTCAAACACGCGAAGCAGCTCACGAGCAGGGTTAGCAAGCATGAGAAAACTCCTCACATATTCACTATCGGGTTCATCAACCCACCATACATGAGAAAGAGCTTAGAAAGATGGAACTCCGCGCACCCCGTGGAACCACCACCACCAACTAAGGAGAAGCAATGACCACGAACGAAGAGAGCGAATTTCTCCGAGGAATCGGAGAAAGAAACCTCAGCGTGATCCGGCAGCTTGCCGCGGGGATGCACCTAGGCAACGTCGAAGTGGCTATCACTTACGACTCCAGAATCGACGTCAAAGAATTCACCATCCGAGGGCTCCTCCTACCCCTCTCCCCAGAGGAGGAGGAAGAGGCGGAAAAGAAGAGGGAGGAGCGGATTCGTAAGTTACTCGACCAATTGAAGCAGAGATAACCACACCACCAACGAATAAGGAGCACTAACCATGAAAACCGCCAATGACGTGGCGCACAAACTAGCCACCACATATGCACGAGGCACCTGGTGGGTCGGACCCCCCATCCTCAGCCGCCACGACCCCCGCCTCGAAGAAGGCAAAACCGCACCGGCGGCATGGTGCGGAGTCTGCCAGACAGTCTTCGCCGAGTTCCCCAACAGTAAGCGCCCCTCCATCTCTGCTGGCGCCGCCGCACCAGCCCACATCAAAGACGCACACCCCGCGATTTGGAACGTGTTCATCGAACAGGCACACATCGCAATCCGAGCCGCCGTCATCTGGTGGGCACGCAGGCGAAACCTCCCCACCCACCAGTGCCTCGAACTCGTAGAGAACCCTCTGGATAAGCACTGGATGAACATCCACATGCCCTGCCCCATTGGATGCGGCATCACACTCCACGAGCACTTCGCCACCGACCAGATCAAGGACGAAGCAGGCCTCACCTTCTCACAGGACGTCACCGACGCCTGCATCCTCCGCATGGCTGAACACCTCATGCGGCACAGCAGCGACAAGCTCAGGGCACTCTAACCCATCAAACAAGGAAGAAACCGAAGTGACTACCAAGACCAAGCGCGACCGCGCAGCAGGCCGCCAGCACCGCCACACCGCAATCCAAGGCATTATCAACAACCACCAAGGCATCATCGACGACATCGCCAGCATCGACAACAGCATCGCCGCCCTGCAAGAGAGGACATGCGACCTCGGCAACAGGGTCGACAGCTGGTACACCAAGCTCGACCGAGCCAACAAGGACGCCCTCTCAAACGTCGCCTACACCATGCAGTGTGTCGTCGAGAACGAACGTAAGGCAGCCGAAGTTGAGAGCGCCGTCGGCATCCTCCAGGAGTCCAGCAAGGAACACCAGGGAGACATCGCCATCCTCAAAGAGGTCACTAAGCGACAGATGCCCATCAACGCCAATCAGGTGACCATCAACAAGATGGCTCACGACGCGCAGAAGAAGCAACAGAAAGCTATCGCCCAGCTCATCGCCTACACGAACAAGGTGAACGGCCGCGCTGACGCTCTCCAGGAAGAGCTCGATGACACCAACCACCGCCTCTTTCAGCTCGCATGGGTCAACACCGTCATCTGGCTCTGCGCAGCACTCACCATCTTCGCTCTCCTCATCGTCCCGTAAGGAAACACCAATGGAACGCACTATCCGAAACACCAAGCTCGTCATCTGGGTGCTTGTCCTCGCAACCGTCACCATCGCCGGTATCGCGAGCGCCCAGGAAGATATCGGTATCCGCGGCGTACTGCTCGTCGCCTCGTTGGTCCCTGCGGCACCCGCCATTCTGCTGGGTTCTTGGGTGAACGACATGAAGGCAGGTGGTCTCGGTGAGCAGCGTTAGGGCTAAGTTGCCGGCCCCTGCTGATTGGGGGGGGGTCTGAGCGTTTGTACACACAGGCTGAGGCGGCTGAGGTCTTGGGTATTAGCCAGGGGACGCTGACGAAGCGTGTGCACGGCTGGACTATCAAGGCTGTGGCGTGGAGTGAAGAGACTGGCTTCTGTTTCACGCAGGCGTCGTTGGATAAGGCTCTGGAGCATGCGTCAGCGCGCCGCGCTCGCCATAGGACGTACCGGGGTTGTTTTCCAAGTGCTGAAATGCTCACCCCGCCGCGTATGCGGGTCTCCACGATTGACTGGAGCCGCCCCTACGAGGGAAAGGAATCGTAATGAACACGTGTACTGGCTGCGGGGCACCGATCGAGGAGCGTACCCGTGGATGCAGGATTTGCTCCAACAGGCACAATGCGTGGCGGCGCGCCGGCGATAAGCGGGCGTTGCGTCCGCCGGATCCGGAAACCTGCCGCATGTGTGGCGGCCCGTACTTGACGAGGAATCAGCGGTGCCGCAGTTGCGCTCACCGGCACGACTACTGGCTCCGCATGGGGGACCCTCGAGGAATCCCCGGCCCGCGGAAAATCTGCAAAGGCTGCGGCGGCGACATCAACACGTACACCGACGGGTGCGAAATCTGCGCTCGACGGAAACGTAAGAGAGAACGCCGAGCCGCCGAGGCACAGGAAACGCAAGGAGCCACACCGACACCTGCGGCTCCTGTAGAGCTCATCTATCGCCCACACCCCACCACAGACCCCGTCCCCGAGGACACCCTCGACAGCCCACGAGACATCGAGAACCTCCACAACCTCCAATCCTGGCTAAGCGCACGCCGCGCTCGCCTCACCAAGAAACACTAACCACCTTTTAGGAGTCACCATGCGACACATCATGCACACCGTCATGCATGCCGCTCTTGTCCAGGCCGCCGCCTACGGCAAACACCGCGCCGCCGCCCTCTGCGGCAAGACCGTCGACATTGACCTGTCAGGCTACCTCATCACCTACGACCGCACCCCGCAACGCACACCGGCAAAACTACCCGGCGTATGCGCACCCTGCCCCGCCTGCCGAATGGAACTACACAATGCTTGACGCAGACATCCTCGGAACCCTCGCAGAAGCCACCTGGCTCGACCAAGCCACGAACTGCCGCATGAGCGAAACCCACCGCCGAGCCCTCTACTGGATCACCCTCCACTCAGACACCAACGGGCACAGCGACCTTTCCCCCACCAGCCTCGCCCAACACCTGGGCATCTCCCAGCCCACCGCTAACAAACTCTGCAAAGAGCTGCGCAACGCAGGACTGGTCACCTTCCTCAAAATCGTCCCCTCCGCATCCGCGTGGCGGTGCGAACTCAACATCGAAAGAATCGGAGCGCTGACATGAGCTACGGACACATCCTAGCCGCGTGGAAAGTCACCGGACTCACCCCACGGGAAAAGGTGGTGCTGCTGGCGCTCGCCGACTGCATGAACGCCACAACGGGGATGTGTTTCCCGAGCGCGCGGCGACTCGGCGAAATGACGGGGATTCATGACCGGAGCGTATGGAGGGTGCTAGGGCTTCTCGAAGAGAAAGGATTGATTACGCGGATCAATCGGGAACTGGATAGAGGCGGGAAAAGCTCAAACCGTTACCTTCTCCATTTGTCGGAGCCTGTCCCACCACCGACCTCGCTCCCCATGACGGAGCCAGCACAGCCCTATGAAGAAATCTACACACCCCCTATGACAAAAACGACATAGCCCCTATGACACAACAGCACACCCCCTATGACAAAAACGACATAGCCCCTATGACACAACAGCACACCCCCTATGACAAAAACGACACACTAACAATAGAAGAGAACCATAGAAGAGAACCAAGGGAAGAGAACACTCATGATCAGCTCTTCGAGCTGACCGAGACAGACCCCGCCCCCAAGCCTGCAAAACCCAAAAAGCGGCCGCTCGGCGAATACACCGAAGCCTTCGAAGACTTCTGGGCAGTCTACCCCTCCAGCCGTGGCAAAGCCGCAGCGTTCAAAGCATGGGGAAAAGCGAAGAAACGCGGCGCCACGGAAGAGCAACTCAAGACGGCCGCCGCAGCCTATGCCGGGTACGTCGCCCGCCTTGGCCGCGCGGAAGAGCACATCAAGCACGCATCTTCCTGGCTCAATCAAGACGAATGGCTTGATGAGCCTGACTCATACCGCGCCAAACCCGCCGCCGGCAGCTTCGCCCGCCGCGCCGCCGGCACCGTCAACGCGCTCAACCCCAACACCCCGCCGGCTACCCAGATACCCGCCACCAACTACTACGCCCTCACATAGGAGCACCCCCATGACACTCGACGAGTTCCGCCAATTCTGGTTACTGCTCATCGCCACAGACACCCGCATAGAGTCCCTTGACCCCATGCAGGAAGCCGCCGCAGGCATCTTCGTCGGAGAAATCCCCGCAGAACGCAGCACCGACCTCATCAAAGAGCTCTACGCCGAACGCCTCTACGGATCCCCCCAAATCCCCGACATTGCCAAAGCCTGGGAGCGCCTCAAGGTAAAGGACGAAGCGCTCGCCCACAAGAAGCGCACCCTGAACCGCCTCATGGCACTCATCAACGAGGAAAAGGAGGACGTCTACAGCGAGACTGACTGGGTCAACATCACCGCCCTCATCGACCGCTACAACCGAGTCCTCGGAAGCCTCGACCCCCAACACCGAGGAACCTCCCAGCCCCTACCCCCATACCCCCGCCCGCAGCTGAAGGCACTCACCAACGCCAACGCCGCACACAACGTACACGCAATCGCAAACACCATCGGAAAGGACCTCACCCATGTCTAACGAACTGACCATCGTCGGCAACGTCGGCGAAACCATCGAACTGCACAACCTGCCCGGCGGCGGCACCGTCTGCAACTTCTCCGTCGCAGACAACCGCGTCCGCCAACTCGAAGACGGCTCCTACAAGACCATCAACACCACCTGGCGCCGCGTCGCCGCCTACAAGAACGCCGAAACCATCTCCGAAGCCCTCACCAAGGGAGCACGAGTCATCATCCGAGGAATCGAAGAAATGCGAACCTACACCCGCACCGACGGCACACCCGGCAACCAGCTCCGCTTCATTGCATCCGTCGTCGGCATCGTACCTACCAACCCCAAACCCATTGGCTCCCCCGCCGCCCGCCCGGCACCGCGCCCCGCAGTACCCACCCAGTACCCGCCCAACGGATACCAGGCACAGCCCACCAACGGATACCAGCAGCACCCCGCACCCCAGGCACCGGCGGCACAGCCCGCCCCGCGCTCGCCGCAAGGATACCAGCAGGCACCGGCATACCCCACCCCGTACACCACCGACCAGCCCCCGTTCTAAACACCCAGCACTTTAGGAGTCACCATGACCACCCCCAACCAGCCCACCAGCTACAACGACCTCAAGCGCCTCGCAGGAGAAGCCCTCGCCCAGGCCGTCACCGAAGCCAAGAACACCCCCACCCTGTCAGCACGCCTCACCACCCTCGAAACCGCCTACGACACCTCAACCGAAGCCACCGCAGGCCGACTCAAGGAACACACCGAAGAACTCAAGACGCATACCGAAACGCTCAAGGAAGCAAACCGCCGAGCCAACTGGCAAGACCAACGCATCGCCGACCTCAGCGACAAGCTCCGCAGCACCCAGATCTGGCTCACCCTCTCATTCGCCCTAATCATCATCCTCACTGTCATCAGCAGCTTCTTCCGCTAAGGACAACCCAATGACCGAACACCAAGAGCCACTAACCTTCTTCGTCGGAGGAACCCCAATCCCCCAAGGGTCCAAAACAGCAATCAGACACGGCACCCGCGCCAGGCTCATCGAAGCCAACAAAAAACTCAAACCCTGGCGCAACACCCTGCAAACCGCGCTCGCCGCCCAAGCTGCAGGCCGCCGCATCGAAGGCCCATTCACCATCTACCTCGATTTCAGGTTCTCCCCGCCCCAACGCCCCCGATACCGAGACGCCAACGGCAAAGGTATCCACGCCGTCAAACCCGACGCCGACAAACTCACACGAGCCGTACTCGACTCCCTCACCGCCGCCGACATCATCGACGACGACGCACGATGCACCACCATCATCGCCACCAAGAACTACACCGACAAGCTCCACCCCAACCCTGGCGTGCGCATCATCATCGAGCCCACCACCCATTAAGGAGAAACACCATGAACACCACCACCTACCTCCCCGGCACCACCACCCACAACGGCTACACCATCCGCTTCGCCGTCCAGCACGACGCGCTCCACAACCCCACCCGCGTCTGGTGGTGCATCCTCGACATCGCCCGCGCCGCAGGCTACCGAGGCAACTCCCTCCAATCCCAAATCCCCGACAACAACCGAATCGAATACGCCTCCAACGGCAAAAACAAACTCCTCTACGCCCCCACCAACGCGCTCGCCCGACGCATAAAGTACGCACGCCTCAAGCACAACAAAACCGAACGCCTCGCCACCGCCGCCTGGATCAAGCAACACGAACACGAACTCCTCGCCGTCCCCGGCATCGACGACCTCCTCACCCCCCAACCCCACAACACCCCCACCCGAAAGGACATCAACACCAACCTCGCCGACCAAGCCCGCTACGTCACCTCACACGTACACACCCTCTGCGAAGGCATCATCGCAAACCCCGCAGCCGACGAAAACACCGTCAAACACGCACTCGACCTCGAACGCCTCGCACGATACCTCGAATGGAAAACCGAAAACCTCACCAAGGAAGGAACCGAACAATGCTAGAACGCCTCGCCATCTACACCAACACCGCACCCGACCACCCCATCATGTGCGCCACCATCGACTACGACCCCAACACCCCAGGAGACCGCCGCCACGAAATCGAACGCCTCTTCCACTCCCTCCTCCCCACCAACTGGGCACACTACAACCTCCAATACAAAGCCAGCCAGCTAACCACCCCCAACCCCACCCTCCCCAACTACACCTACAAAACCATCAAAAACTAACACCCAACACACCACGGCGCGGGGGGCCCCCCCCCCCCCCCCCCCCCCCCCAAAAACACACAAACCCAACCCA